GATGTTATGGCTCGTGAAGAGTTAATAAAAGATCCAGCAAACTTTTACTATAATCAAGCAGCAAAAGAGTTTTCGCTACCTAACCCCGGTTCTTACATTCCTTTTGTAGGACAATACTTACCTGATGATGTAAGACTACCTCAAAACTTAGTTTCTAAACCTTCTGCTGAAATGATTGGTGGTATGACTGGTGTAGCAGGAGCACAGGCTGCAAAGGTAATGGGTACACGAAATCCTTTTGCTTTGTTAACTCCGCAAGAATTATATGGCTCTGAAATGCTTGGAACACAAGCGGGTGGTTATGCCTATGATTTTAGTAATAGAATTCTTAGAACATTATTAGATTTACCAAACCCTAGTTTGAAAGAAGCAAGTTCACAATTTTTATATGACACTATGTTAAACGCTGCATTTACAGGTGGAGCCGCTGCAATGGGACCTATCTTCAATCATACAAAAGGATTTATTGGTAATAAAATATTTGGCATTAGTCCTACAAAAAAGAATTTACAAAAATTAGCTGAGATATCAGACACTTACGGTATGCCATTGGGTATTATTCAGGCTACCAATATGCCATTTTGGAGAGCGTACAGTAAAGTTATTGGTGTTTTACCATGGGTAGGTAAAGAATTTGGAACACAACAACAAGCTGTACAAGAAGCTTCAAGACAATATTTAGGTAAATTAATGAACTCTGTAGCACCTTTACAAACAGTTTCAATGTTAGGAAAGGATTTGTCTAAGATGATGCAAAGTAATTATGAGTCTGTAAGAAATGCACAACGATATTTATATGAAAACTTTGAAGAGTATGCCAAAAAACTAAAAGGTAAAAAAGTTATAAATATAGACAATTTTAGAAAACTTGCTAATGACACTCGAGCATCGTACGAAGAGGGTATTCCCGGTCTTACTACAGGAGAACCCTTTCAGTTTCCAGGTTCAAAGTCTCAAGAATCTTTTGGAAAGTTATATGGGATGTTGGGAAAATTAGATCCTAATATTACAATGGAACAAGCAATCACACTTCGTCAAATGTTTAATGATTTTGCAGTTAATTTTAAAACAGAATTTAAAGGTAAGATTCCAGAAAACCAAGCACAAGCCATTGGTAATTTAGCTGCGATGTTAGAAATGGATATTACCAATCTTAAAAATATAGGTAATGAAGTGGATGATGTTGTCTTTAATACTGCTTTGAAAAAACTTTCTGCTGCTAATGAATATTTTGCAGCAACTATACCTGATTATACAGGTGGAGTGGCCTCTAATGTAAAACAAGTTAATGCAAACATATTTGGTCCAGGACCTGATCAAAAATATGGCATGATGTATACAAAAGAAGTTTTTGACACCATTTTACAAAGAGCAAAAAATGATCCTGATGCAATGAAACATTTATTAGAACTATCAAAAGCAACACCTGAACAAGTACAAGCTTTTAGAAAAGCGGGTAATAAAGAAGGTGTGGTTGTTAATATAGAAACTCTTGTAAAAGATTTAGATCCAAAAAGTCCAACATATAATCAAACCATTAAAAAAGTTCTACCTATTACGAGCGTTGCACCCAATGCGGGTCAATTAAGAGTTGTAAGAAGACTCTTAGGTGATGCCCTTAATGATTCAATCGTAGGTCTTCCTGTTGGTGTAACACCTAATCAATACTTAAATGTTACTTCCGCAAGTCCTGATTTAATTCAAAAGCATGGTTTGAAAAAGGCAGCACCAGAAATGTTAGAATTTGGTCAGGTAGAATTTAGTCCACAAGCATTTGCTAAGAAACTAGGTTTAGATACTGAAGATGGTATTGAAGTTCTTACTGAAGCATTAGAGGGCACAGGCGTAACAGTTAATGGTATAAAAGACTTTTTATCTGCAGCAGATGCGGCAGGTGCTTTCATTGTTAATGATCCTTCAACCTTCGTTACTAGAAGGATTACCTTGAGTGGTTTTAAAGGAATCATGTTAGGTTCTGCTATGGGCGCAGGCGCAGGTGGATTTGTGGCTATGAATCCTATTATGACAGCATTAATGTTAAAGTATGGTTCAAAATTATTAACAAGTCCTAAAGCTTTAAAAGCATTTACTGAAGTGTATACTGACGCTGTTAAGTTTCCTACAAAAGATCCTCTTACAAAATCAAGAAGAAATGACCTTATACAGTGGGCAAATGAATTCTTACCAACCGATGAAGATTTAGAAGAACAAGACTTTATGAAAGAGATTGATCAATCGATTATTAGTTTAATAGAGAATCCTCAAAGTAAATTAGAACAAAATGCAGCTAGAGATAAACAAATTGAATTAATGACTAAAACTCCAGAAGGACGTGACTTAGAAACTTTACGTGAGATTGACAGAAGAGTTACACCTGATACTCAAGAACAACGTTTTTATGATACTACTTTTCAACCTGACGTTTCACTACAACCAAATATTCCAGGAGCACAACTTGCACCACAAACTCGAAGTGATTTAGCTTTTGGAACTTTAGATGATGCCTTAGAAAGTCAAATGATGAAAAGAGGAATAGGAACACTATGATCGCTTTAGATGCTGTAACACCGTTAAGTCAATTACCGACAAAGCCATTGAAAATGAATAAGGGTGGTGCAACAAAAAAACTTGCTGAAGGTCCACCAGAGAACATAGATATGTTACCAAGGTTCGAGGGCTTTGAACCAGGACCTAATCAGTTTATGTTACCAGAAGAAGAGACAGTGATTCCTAGTGAGCCAAATATTATAGAACAAGATTTGTTTCAGCGAGGTGAGGTGCGTCCTTACGCTGTTCCGAAGACGGATACACCAATGTCTAGTGAGCCTTTTTTTGATACAGATATGGGCACAATCAGACCAGAAGTAGATATGGAAAAAAGAATGATGTATGGCCCTGTGATCAGACCACAAGAAGTATATCCTATGGACCCCGATCCAGGGATCATGGGCATTCCACCAAACCCTAATATGCCAATGGGAGGCATGCCACAATTATTAGAAGCTAACTTGCAAAATGTTGGGAATAATGGTATTTTTGATTTATTAGGTAAACTAGATAATGAAAAACCTGTGGGCAGTTATAACATATAAAATTAAAAATTTATTTAAGAAAGGAGATCCCGATGAACATCAAAAGCATTGGGGGATAGGATCATGATTGATTTAACAGATGACTTGAAAGCAAGGGTGCGTTTGCATGAAGGGGTGCGCACAGTAATGTATTTAGACACACTAGGAAAAGCCACGATCGGCATAGGCCACCTTATTCAGCCTCACGAACGGACACGATACGCTGAAGGCGTTGAAATATCCATGGAAGAAGTCGAAGAACTATTTGATATAGACCTGAATAGAGCTGCTGCGGGGGCTGATCTATTGATAGATGAGTGTGTTGGACACGATTTACCTGACAATGTATCTGAAGTTATACTAGAAATGGTGTTTCAATTAGGCACAAATGGTGTTCGTAAGTTTAAAAACATGTGGAAAGCCATGCGTGAGAAACGTTGGAAAGACGCCGCTACTGAGATGAAGGACTCGAGGTGGCATAAACAGACAACAAAAAGATGTGAAAGTCTTGCAGAAATAGTTGCAAAAACGAACGTATAAGAGTAGGATTCAAGCATGGGTAAATACAAATTTGATCATATAAAGATAATTGAACCTAAAGTTATTGACGAGTCTAAAATCGTTGATGTTCCAATGCCAAAAGGCATGGTTGAAAAAGCATATACTGCAAGAGCCATGAAGCTTTATGGCAAAAAGAAAAAGTAGGAGGCTCTATGAAAAAGAATCTAAAAACAGTTGATAAAAAGAAGAATCCAGGTCTAGCAAAGCTACCAAAAAAAGTCCGTAACAAAATGGGTTACATGAAAGATGGTGGTGTTGTTAGAGGAACAGCTAGAGGTGGCGGAGCAGCTACTAAAGGCTTAGGTTATAATGTAAGGCCCAACTAATGTCATATGATAAAGAAGAAGATATCTTAGAGAGAATTAGAGAGCTTCGTGGCTCAATGACCGAGGACAACGAATCAGAAGTTATGGCTGAAATCATTCAGCTTGAAGACGAACTCACAGGTGGTGATTAATGGTTCTCCCTTTAGTACCAATCGCAGCACAAATTGCTAGAGTAGTAGCAGGTAAAGGTATCAAAGCAGCAATAAAAAAGTTTGGTAAAGATGCTGTAAAAAAGAATGCTAAAAATATTCCATCATTAGTTCGTGCCAAAAAGATAAAAGCAGGAGCCAAAGAAGGCGATCGTGTAAGATCTATAAAAACACCAAAATCTAAGTTTGATAAGGATTACAAGCCGTTTTCACCATCAAAAAGTCAAGCTGGTATCAGAGCACGTCAAGCAGAAAAAAGATCAATAGCTCGTGGAGAAAAACCTGACAGAAGATCTACACTTGGTAGAAGAGGTTATAACTTTAAAAATGGTGGAACTGTAGCTGGTCGTTTAGCTAAACGTGGTTACGGAATATCTAGGTAATGAGTATCTTCGGTATTGCAAAAAAAGGCTTGGGTCTTTTAGGTAAAAAGAAGAAAAAGGAAAAAACCTTTCGCGACCGATCTGAAAGTAGAGTTATCAAAAGAATTAAACAAAGAAAAAGAGATGATGCTATTTTTAAAGGTATAATGGGTGGCACCGCCGCAACAGGTTATATTGGTATTAAATTAGAAACTACAATGAGGGATTCAGAAAAAATGAGAAAAGCTCAAAAGAAAAAATCTAAGTAATCCAACTTTTCAACTCATCACCCATCACTTGACTGGCTATGTCGACTTTGTTCTTCAAGGCAGTTAATATCTTTTCATCAACCGTTCCCTGACAAACAAAATCAACATAGGTAACCTTATTCTTCTGACCAATTCTGTGAGCACGATCCTCGCTTTGTAATCTTATCTCAAGATCATAATTGTTTGAAAAGTACACAACAGTGTGAGAGGCAGTAAGAGTGATTCCATATCCACCAGTCTTAGGGTTCGCAACAAGGTACGTGAGATCATGTCCTTTGTCCTGAAAATTTTTGACAAGATCCATGCGTACTTGATTTTCTGTATCACCATAAAAAGCTGCAGTCGAAGTATCACCGTATTTCTCCTTTAGTTTTTGAGTTATCGTTTCAATATTATGTCTATAGTTTGCCCAGATAATTACTTTGCCATCGACTTCCTCTAGGACATTTAATAGTTCATCATATCGTTTATTAGGCACGTCATGGATTTCACCATTATCATTAATAGTGAATCCACAACATACCTGGTGCAACTTAACAATCTGTGAGAGCCGGTTCACAGATGTCGTTGTTTTGTCATTGAAAATAAACATTGCGTTTCTTCTCAATGATTCATAAGCTACAAGTTGTTTCTCACTCATAGGTATGAACCTTTTCATATATATTTTCTCAGGCAGGTCCGTGCATTCTTCTTTCTTGACACGGAAAGCATGAGTATAAATCTTTTCTTCTAATTCATCTAAACGTTGATAGCCTGTTATCAAAGGGAAGTGACGACCACCTGACGTAGGTCTATTGACAATCTTTGCGTAGCGAGCACGAAAAGCATAGTAATTAGTTTGACCAAGTATCTTAGGGTCAAGAAAAGCAAACTGTGTATAAATATCTAGTGGTGATTTAGTAATAGGTGTACCTGTTAAAATTCTTTTATAGCTTAAATCTTTTGTCAACTTAATTAAGTTTTTTGTACGTTTAGCATTGTGTGTTTTGATAGTTGTACTTTCATCAACAATCATCATTGTTTTCTTTTTATCTTGTACACTAAGGTATTTTTCTAAAAACTTTACACCTTTTGGTGATGAGATAGATTCTATATTCATCAAAAAAATATTAAGTGGTACAATACTTTTTTCTAATAAATCTGTTAATTTAGCTTTAGTAACAGGATCTTTAAGACTAGGGTCCCACGTACTAATTGCATATTTTGTTTTTTCAGGTGCAACAAATTCTGTAATTTCTTTATACCAATTACGATACACGGACTTCGGTGCAAAGATTACACAGTTATCCACACCTTTTTCATGATGCAATATCATCAAATCCATGATTGCTGTTATAGTTTTACCTGTGCCCATTTCCATCAAGTAGGCGAAATTGTTGATATTTCTATCATGACAAATTCGTCTTGCTTTAAGTTGATGAAGAAAAGGTTCCTTCAAAAAAAAGTTAGCCATATAGAAATAATATATTGCATTTTGTTAGGATTTCAAGTATAACTTTTTTAACGAACAATTAAGTGCTTAGCTGGCACTTATAGCTTGTGGCGGAATAACGTTTTTAACAGAGGCGTAACGCACAGGGGTGATAGAGTAGGGCTAACTAGCTGAGGCTATCATGAGTAGGTACGAGTAGGGTAGAGCAATGTTTATCTGTATCCCGAAAGTTGGAGGTGAAACAACTAGGCCTCCCAAGCTGTTCTATAAAGGAGGTAATATGGCTAACACAATAGACTTTGATGATCTAAAACAAGATGCAGGTGATTTAAAGAAACTTCAAGATGATGATCTGACAGGATTATCCAAACTTATTCAACGACAATTAGATTTAGACTCTGAAATAGAAAATATGGAAGAGACAATGAAAGAATTACGAAGAGAAAGAGATATTCTTTCTGGTGAAACAATTCCAACAAAAATGCAAGAATTAGGTATCAATGAAACAACGATGAAAGATGGCAGTAAAGTAACTGTCAAAGAAGGCTTTCATTGTAGAATACCTAAGACAAGAGAAGATGAAGCATTAGATTATTTAAGAAATAATGATCTTGGTGATATAATCAAGAATCAAGTTTCAACAAGTTTCGGAACGGGTGAAGACAATATGGCTGGAGATTTAGCTGGATATATAGAACAGAACTTCGGTATCACCCCTAACGTGAAAAAATCAGTGCACCCCTCGACACTGAAGGCGACCCTAAAAAAGCGCCACGAAGAGGGATTAACGGACCCTGATGATCTCTTTGGGATCTTCATACGTCCAGAAACTAAAATAACAAAAGGAAAAAAATAATGAATGAACAAACAAAAAAACAGGAAGTAGCAACAAAGAAAGCTTCTGCCGTTGCCGCCCCTACCATTGATCTTGGTATGGTCGCACAAGACCAAGGTTTAGGTTTAGCCGTTGTTGATATGAACACGACTGCTATACCTTTCTTGAAAATACTTAGCTCTATGTCTCCGCAGACAAAAAAACAAAAGAGTGAGTATGTTGATGGTGCAGAAGAAGGTATGGTTTTCAATACTGTCACAGAAGAACTCTATGATGGTACTGAAGGTGTTACAGTTATACCATGTCACTTCGAACCTGTTGCATTAGAATGGTCCGATAGAGGAACTGGTTCCTCTGCTCCCATCGTTCACCCTGTGGATACTCCTCTTTGGGATAAAACAAAAAAGGACGCTGAGGGTAAATCTAGGCTTCCAGAGGGTACATATTTAGAAAGAACTCACAATCACTACTGCCTCCTTACAAACAGTGAAGGACTTACATCGCAAGTTCTCCTATCCATGAAAGTGAGTGGACTCTCTAAATCAAGAAAATGGAACAGTCTCGTGATGTCGGCTAAGGTAAAGAATGGTGATCAAATCATCAATCCTCCTAGTTGGTATTACTCCTATGTGCTTACAACTAAGCCTCAGTCAAATGACAAAGGTGACTGGTATAGCTGGGACATAAGAAGAGGTGAAGTCGTTTCGGCTAGTCAATACGAAGAAGGTAAACGATTTCATAACGCCGTGAAGAAGGGATCTGTTGAGGTCAACTATGAACAGGCGAGCGAAAGTTCTGGAAGTGATAAACCAGACACCGACAATCCTTTTTAAGGGCTAGGGGGCTTCGGCCCCCTTTCACATATGGAAGCGTATCAAAAATTAAAACAGATCTTCAATGGTCTAAGCCGAGCCCATGGCGTATTTTATCGTGGTGAAACTAAAGAAAGCGGTAAAGTCGGTGGTAAGGCATATATTCTTAAAGAAGAAGTTACTGACAAACATTGGAGAGACCATGTCGAAGGAAATGATCCAAGCCTTGGAATTATTCCGATACGTGATGATAATACATGTTCTTGGTCTTGTATTGATGTTGACGATTACTCAATTGATGTACGCAAGACAATTACTAAATATACAAAATTAAATCTACCTATTATACCTTGCCGATCTAAATCGGGAGGATTTCATCTTTTCATATTCTTTACAGAACCTGTACCTGCCAAAGATGCTATTAAAAAATTAACAGAGATAGCTTCCGTGTTAGGATTTGCTGACTGCGAGATATTTCCAAAACAAGAATCACTCAATGCGGAGCGTGGTGACACAGGAAACTTTCTCAACTTACCCTATTTTAAGGGAGACATGAGCGGAAGATACGCTATGGACGAAAAAGGAGAGTCCTTAACGCTTGATGAGTTCTTCAATTTGGTTTCTCAGAAGGCAATCACACACGACCAA